ATGAATATTGGGATGGTTACAATGATGGTAAACACGTTGTTCTATTCGATGATCTTGGTCAACAAAAGGATACTTTGAGTAATCCCTGTTTAGAGTGGATGGAAATTATTAGGTGTGTAAATGTCATGCCTAATCCGCTTCATATGGCGGAATTGGGAGCTAAGGCTTCCACTTTCTTCCGTTCTCCTTTTGTATTTGGTACTACTAATTGTGCCCGTGATTTGAAAATTGAAAGTTTAACCTCCCCACAGGCGGTAAAGCGGAGATTTGATTTCGCGTTTACAGTTTCTGTAAAGCCAGAATTTGCAAAGCTTAGTCCTTCTGAAGGGCCTGCTCTTGCTCAGAATCTGGTGATTGATCCAGATAAGATGCAAAAGAATGAACAGGGTATTGCGATTATGGATCCTTCCATTTATGTTTTTACACTTACGCCTTTGATTGGTCATGAGAATGAGGGCAAAACTTTTTCTTTTAATGAAGTGGTTAAGCTCCTGGTGGATAAGTATTTTGAAAAACAGGGTCGTCATGACCAGTTTAGTAAGGATCTGTTCGCCCATTCTAGGATGGCTGCGGCTGCTAAAACAGAATTTGCTACCCAAATGGATCTAGGTGATAATATTGACTCATTCGATCCGAATGTGTTTGCTACGGTTTTGGCTCGAGAAACTAGCATTACGCTAGAATCTCTTGCCAATGATCCGAGTGATGATGCTCCTTTTGTTTATGGTCCTTTTGAGCATGGTGAAAGCTATTTTCAGAAGCATTATAGAGTAGTATGTTCAGATAATTGTGGTTCTGAAGATGCCCGAAAATTAGCAAAGTTGATATTTGTTTCGACCCCGTTACTTAAGCATCGGGTCGAAATGAACCTTTTGTCTCTTACAGAAATGTATAGGGACTTAAGGCCTTATGACACTTCCATTATTTCTTTAGACAAGTTGGTTGTGCTTTACAAGTATCTCTTTCCAGGTCAGGATATGTGGATTACTTTGTCGTCTAATATACGTCCTTTGTTTCTTTTTATGTTAGAAGAAGCTAGGGCGGAGGTAGAGGACGATGATATCCTTTCCGCACTTGAAGGGTCGTTTGGTTCCCCCACTGCATCTCTTTCTTTATTTAGAGGAAAATATGTTAAAGTGGTAAAAGCGTTGCAGAGTTCTTTTGCTCGATTTAAGGCAAAGTTGTGTGACATGACCCAATATGATTGGGTTTTGTCTGTTGTTCGTTTTGTTAAGCAGCCTATTGTTTTAGGAATTATTGCCCTTGTTGCCTCATTTTTGATAGGCAAGGGATTAGTTTCCTGTTTAGGTTCGCCTAGCATTGCACCGCAATCTGCCAACGTTACTGGTCGCCCATCTAAGGGTGGCACGCTGCGAAAGTTGACTGCTAAAAGAGCAGCATTTAAAACACAAATGGGAGAAGTAAAGAACCATGATCATATGGTATCTTCTTCCATTGTTAGGCATAACGTTTATGAGTTTCATTTGGAAGCTTTTCAGTCGCCAGATACGTTTAAGCGTTCTGGATTTGCTACATTTGTTCAGGGTCGTGTTTTCATGATTCCGTATCATTTTGTTACGCAAATCGAGTCGTATGTTGAGGATGATGAAAGTTATCTAAAGTCTCGAATACGTTTGTTGAAAGTTGTTGACACGATTAACGGTCAGCCTAGTTCCATGGAATTTACCATTGAACAACTTTTGACAGGAGTTATATACGATGATTCTATAGAGACTATGGATTGTGTCTTGGTAGCTTTGCCGAGACAATATCCTACTCATAGGTCTATCGTTAAGTTCTTTATGCCAGATTCTAAATATGTTAAGGAGCGAGATTGGAATGTGCGATTACTTCTCCCCTATTTGGGTGAGTGTGAACATGTGCTTACCAAAGCTCGTACCTTGTCATCTCCTGTCGTTTCCGATATGACCAATATTCAGCGGAAATTTTCTATACCTAAGGGTTTTAGATATCCTGCGTTAACTAGGTCAGGCGATTGTGGAGGTCTTTGCACTTTGTACGGGGCCTCTGATAATTCCGGGGTAATTTTGGGATTCCATATTGCTGGTGCGAAAGCGTCGCAAGTGGGAATTGCTAATTTTATTCCTAGGGAATATATTGTTGCCTGTTTAGCTGCTGTTCCTGATGAGTTTAAGGTTATGGAAAACATGAATATTATTCCTGCGTATGTGGCGGAAATGGATGTATCTTCTTACGTCCAGTTTCCTCCCGTTGCTGATCTCCCGTCTAGATTTGTTCCTGAGATTGGTGTTCCACGACCTATTAATTATAATGGGAAAACAGAGATTTGCAGGTCTCGGCTTTATGGACAGTGGGGAAAGCCATTAACGGCACCCGCACGTCTCCATCCTTTTTTGAGAGAAGGGGAATGCATCAATCCATATGCTGATGCTTTATCGAAATATTGCACACCGTGGATAAATATGGATGCCGCTTTTATTCAGGATGCTGCAATGTCTTACTGGGAATATATTTCTTCTGCTGCCACTTTTAGAGTGGACAGGAGAGTGTATACCTTTGATGAGGCTATAATTGGTACTGATGATCCAGATTTCGGTTCCATAGCGCGCAATACTAGTGCTGGCTATCCGATTACAAAGGATGTCAAGTTTAAGGGCCCTAAGAAGTTTTCACTCCTAGGAAACGGCGATATTTACGATCTTTCCACAGAGGAATTGACTTATGTAAAGGATCGTGTTCATGCCGTCCTCTCTGATGCAAAAGCTAGTGTTCGTGCTCTCCATGTTTTTACCGACAATCTGAAGGATGAGCGACGCCCCATAAAGAAGGTTCGTGAAGGAAAGACTAGATTGTTTAGTGGTTGTCCTTTTGATTACCATGTGGCGGTGCGCCAGTATTTTGGTGCTTTTTCTCTTTGGTTTATTAAAAATAAAATAACCAACGGGTCTGCCATTGGAGTCAATCCTTATTCGCTCGAGTGGCATGATATTGCCCTCCGCCTACGTGAAAAAGGAGGTTCTGGATCTAATTTCGGAGCCGGAGATTATTCGGCGTACGACGGAAGTTCTAAACCTGATATCCATTGGGCAATCTTAGATATCATAAACGCTTGGTATGGTGATTCTGAAGAAAACAAGACCATTAGATCCATTTTGTGGCTCGAGTTAGTAAATAGCCGACACATTCGTGGATCCTTGGTATATTCTTGGTTTTCGTCACTTCCTAGTGGTCACCCCCTTACGGCTATCGTAAATACAATGTATAATAACATTGTTATGCGGTTAGCTTGGGCTACTATTTTCGAGGATAAGTCCTTGTGGTGTTTGTCCCAATTTAATGAAAATGTTTTTATTATCTGTCTTGGTGATGATAACCTATTTGGAGTGAATCCTTATTATAGGAAAGATTTTAATGAGCGCACTATTTCTTGTGCACTGAAGAATTTCGGCTTGACGTATACGTCTGAGTTGAAAGGAGAGTTTGCTGAAGGACTGCGAGAGCTGTCCGAAGTCTCCTTTCTCAAACGTAAGTTTAGGTTCGAAGATAGGCTACAACGGTATGTTGCCCCTCTTCAGTTAGATGTAGTGTTGGAAATACCGTACTGGACCAAAAATATTTTAAATATGCG